GGACTTCTAAACTTAAGGTAATTATATCCATTGTGGTTTTCACCCTTTAGTACATCTCCATGTTTACTTAATATTTTTCCTTCAACTGATATTCTATAACCCATGTTATATGCTATTATTTCATTTCCACTAAATTTTGTTGCCATCTTTTTCTAATTTAGTTTGTAATGCTGCTAAAGCTCTCCATGCTACTTTAGCTAAATGTGATACTCCATCTTCATCTAGTTTATTAGCCTCTAGAAGATGTCTAGTTAAAGCATCTAGATGGTCAGTACTTTTACTCTTATCCCAATGTAATGGTTTCCCTTTGTGATGTTGGTCATTTCCAATCTTACTCACTTTAGAAACTTCCATTAAAGCATCAGGAAAATAATCTATAACTCCAGTCCAAACTGGATAATCTTTTCTACTCATAATTTTAATGTTTGTGTTATTATTTCTGTGCATAATTCCAAAGGCAAAATACTCCTATGGTAGTTATCTTTTAATCCTTGAGTTCCAGTATTAGTTACACCTCTTGGAGCTCTATCATGATGACAGTTAGGATTACCATTACTACATTCAGGTCTAGGCTGCCATCCATCAGGATTAATTAATGACCTAATATTATTACTCCAAATATCTGTAGGTTTAGCTCTACTCTCACCATATTGACAATACCAAACAGTTGCTCTATCTAAACCTTCAACAGCATTTAACTTTCTTAGTTTACCTCTAGGATTTTCTATATACCAATACTTTGGTTCTAATGCTTTTATTATCTCTACAGTTTTAAAAACATATGCTAGTCCCAAACATGCCTTTGAGTTCTTAGGAGTATTATCAAAATTCCAATTACTTCCAATTCTCATAACAGAAAAAGTAGTACAAGGAGGACTTGCCCAAATTATATCAGGTTTAAATGGAACTTTATTTACATCAAAGTCTAGAATGTTTACAGCATAGTCTATCCCATCAAATTCTTTGTAATCAGATCTGAATGTTTCACATCCTAATCTCTCTGCCTCTTTTGAAAAGGTACAACTTCCTGCAAACAACTCTAACACTTTTGGTTTACTCATAATTCCTCATTCTATTTTTATTCTTTTCTAATGGTCTTAGATTAGTAAAGTGATTTATTAGTTCAAAATCCTGGACATCATGACATCTAAATAATTCTATCTCATGGTCTACTTCCCAATAACCTCCATAATTATCCCAGTTCATATTTTCATCAAACTTACTCTCTAAATATTTAGCTAAATACTCTCTTGAACATCCTAGAATTTCTTTATAACTTTTTGATGTAACTATTCCTTTTTTATTTTTATACTTAGATGCTCTTGATAATACATTCTTATACATTCTGTTTATTGGATTCTTTCTTACCTTTTGTGTAAACTCTCTATTGTATTTCCTAACATGTTCTCTATTATTATCTGTCCAGGTTTTATTGTAATTTCTTTTACAATCTTTACATCTATTATCTAGCCCATCTTTGCTGCTTGTTTTATTATGAAACTCTGATCTTGGTTTCTCTATATAACATCTGCAACAAACTTTCATCATCATCTATCCTGCCTTTCCAGTAAATATAAAAAATAAAAAGTTAATTGCCATAACACTCCAAAATACAAACATTGGAAATCCATAACAGAAATACCTGAGTATTCTCTGCTGAAATTCAATATCAGCTTTTGTAGTTCTTAGGTAATATTTTAAATCTTCTTTTGGTATGTAATGTTTCATAATTCTATGTTTATATAATATTGATCTAAATCAGTCTCTTGCATAAACCATTCCTCATAAATCTCTAAAGCTCTTTTAACTTTTGCAGCACCTTTTAAATAAAACTCCTCTGTTACTTGTGCATATCCTATGTCTAAACTTCCTTTATCTATTATAATGAATCCCATGTTATTTGGCATTATATCAAAAATCTTACAGTAAAGAAATGCTTGAATATCATAACCAAATTTGTCTGCTGAATATTTCCAACCTTCAATATTACTTGTAGACTTCAAGTCATACATTGTAGAATTGTTTCCTAAAATATCAGCCTTTGCTCTAAAAGGAAATTTGAATCCACCATCAAATGAAATCTCATCAACCTCTGCAACTTCAAAATCAGAGTTGTTAAGTTTCTCTAAAACCATTTCATTCCTTAATAGAGCATCAGCCAATCTTTCAGCATCATGTTTTTCTTTCATTGTAAATACCTTGCCATGTTCAGCTGCAGCATCTTTATATTTTTTTGTGTTCTTACTCTGGACATCAATAAAAATTTGTTTTTCAAAGACATGTGGTTCTAGCACACAAGTATGCATAAGCCATCCATCCCTCAGAGCTTGAGAACTTGGTGAACCATATTTCATTATATTCCTATATGTCTTTGGTGATGATAATAGGTTTTTAATTGAACTTGAACTAAGACAGTATTTACCTAAGTAATCATAGTAAAAGTCATCATTATATGCTTTTGTTACTAACTCATCTTTATCATAAGTTATTCCATCTAATAGTGTTATTTTCATTCTTCTAATTTTAATTCTAAGTTAATATATAGTGTTGTGTGTGCTGCATGATAATTCTTTGAAACTACCTGAGCAAACAAATCCATGTTCTGAAAATTTACTAATACATCCTCATACATATTTGGTAATGCATCAAAGTTCATAAACATATAATTTATCTGATCTATAAACAATCCTTCTATTTCCTCTTGTGCTGTAATATAGATACTTCCATGTTCAAGAAGTAAATCAACTGACAGCTCAATCCTTTTTTGTTTCCTCAGACCTTCTAGCTCTCTCAACTGCTCTTATTTTATCACTCCTATACTCATCAATACTTAGCATTAATAAATGCCTATCATTTTGCAATTCATTTACATACAATTCTATCTGCAGTATTGCATCTCTAAATTCTTTTAACTTTTTATTGTCAGGTTCTTTATCTCTCCATATCAATAATTGTTTATTAACTATTTCTGAATTAACTAAAAACTGTAAGTCTTTTAGATTATCTAATTTCTTGCTGACTAATTCTCTATCAATATTTTTCACTTTAAACTTAGTATTGAAATCTATATTTTTCATAGGATTTTATATCTTTTTCTTTAACTTTTATTATTACATCTTTATTACCTTTTCTAGTATATAGACAATGATAATCAGATTTGTTTTTACATACATTTTTAAATCTTTTAATATAGTCAACTAATTCTAATCTATCATAAAAAACATAAGTAGAAATATCAAGATATTCAATCACCATATATTTAGCTTTTCCCATAAGTGAACCTGGACCTCCCCATACATTTGTTTTTTCTAACCATACAGCATCTGTATTTTTATCTCCTTTTAAATCAACTGGAGTAAAAGCTCCTACTATAAAATCAACATGGTCATATTTGTCTACATCATAAGATGTTTTTTTTGCACCTAATCCTATCTTATTCATAAACAATCTAAACCTTTCCTCAGACTCTGATCCTTTCTTCCAATTTTTTTTGTTACTATAACTCTTTGGTCTGAACACCATTTGCAAAAACTTTCTTTAAATCACTTATCCAGTTATTTATTACATCAATCTTTTTAGCTCCACCACATCCACAAGGTTCATTGTATTGATGATTAAAATACTTTGCATGTAACTCATACACTATGGTTAAATCTTTATCACTAAATCCAGTTTCTATTACTTTTAAAAAACTTTCAAATGAATTATAATCTATACTATTCATCTGTTGCTCTAACATACTTTTATAACTTCTTAATGCCATCTTTTGTAATTATATATTTATTTAACTTCTCTTGCCTTTTATCACAACCACAATCTTTGTAACCAAATAATGTAGCTACAGATTTTGCTATTGTCTTGCCATAACCAAAGGTTATTTTTCTTATTATCTTTTCTACTAAATCTCCTAATTTCATTTCTTTTTTTATTTTTATAATCCAATCTTCTTCTTTAATAACTTCTTAACTTTTGTGTATGTATTATACAAACTAATATATGTAATTGTTGATTTTCTACTAAGCTCACTAATCTTAGTTCCACTTGCTACAATTTCAAATACTCTTTGGTCATACCAATGTAATTTATTAAACTCTGTGTTAAACCTTTCTTCCATTTTTTTAAATTCAACTTCCTCTGATCCTTCAATGTTTTGCAAAACTTCTATTCCAATATAATTAACCTTACTCTGTTTCTTTTTAAGTTGAAGAAACATTGTGTAAAGAATTTTCCAAATGTAATAGTAATTAAGAGAATCATCTTGTCCTTCTTGTTTATAAATTATATCAGTTCCTTTTACATTACAGATGTGATGCAATTTTAAGTACATCTCCATCACTACATCTTCAGCAGTTGATTCATCTAATCCAAATGACTTTGTAATGTTAAGCCAAGTTTTATGTTTTTGATATGCCTTCTCCAGTATGTTCATTCATTAATTCTATCATATTATCTCCCTCTATACTAAATCCAACATTATTGATTAGACTTCTAATTCTGACTGGTGCTGAAATACTTGTGGGCATCATTCCAGTGTCTGTGTCTTTCACTTTTCTGACATGCAAATGTGTTACCATCCAATCTAAAGCATGATAAATATACCTATGAATCACAACAAAATTATCAGATCTATTTCCAGTCTTACCACCACCTTCACAATCACTCATCATTGGAGGAACTGGATGCCCAGAGTATTCATGATTAGAACCATGTAATCTCCTTAAACTTTCTGTTACTGCATGAACTGATAACCATAATGAAACACCAGTTTTATGACAAAACATTCTCATATCTGACATTACCTTATAATCATATTCATGTATTCCTAAACTCCTTGCTAAATCTCTATCTCTTTCTAAAGCATTATATGGATCTATAAAGAATCCCTGATAATCCCAAGACTTTTTAATGCTTGTGCCTAAGTCTAATAATTCCTTATATGTGTATTGTTCATCTATAGATATAAATTTAAAATGAGAATCTACCCATTGACTTCCTTCCTTTAGCTTTTCCTCATCAACTTTGTTAATGGGCAAACCCTCTTTATATTCTATTATTTTTTTTACTATTGAATAAGGTTCATTTTCTGCTGTGAAAACTAGAAACCTTAGATTGTGTTTCAAGGCATACATAAACATTAAGTAAACTACAGTATGAGTTTTTCCTACATTAGAATGTCCTAAGAAAACATTAAATGTGCCTTTTTTAAATCTAAAATATTGGTCAAATGATTTGATACCTAACCCAAGACCTTCTTTAATTTTTCCACTTCTAATGTCATGGATTTTATTAAGTTGGTCTTGAATTTTTAGTATCATATTTATTTATTTTAGAATGGAACTTCATCCAAATCTCTGTCAGGATTATGGTCAGTTGTTGTTACTTTTTTTTCAGGCTTAAATTCTGAGAAAGGTAGATAGTATTTTCCACCCTTACTTTTCAAAACATCCATATTAAGATAGTCATTATTTTTCTTAACAAATTCTTTCACATATGGATTGTCTAGAAACTCTTTGAATCTAGTAACATTTAGCCTTTGCTTTATAATTACAAAGTCTTGTGGAGATTCATCCACATAAACTCCTGCAACAAAATCAGGTTTATTCATATTATTTATTTATTATTGGTTTAGTTATTACTTCTGTATAGATGTATTTAGCAACCTCTGTTGCTTGTCTAATCATCTTTCTTTGTCTAGCTGAGAATATGACTTCAACCTCTTTAATTTCACCATTCTCATCTTTTTCTTTTTTATTAGGTTCATCATATTTTTGAAACTCCTCAGAGAAAACTAATGAACTAACATTATTCCAACCAACACTTCTAGCAATAGATTCTTGTTGAGTCATATTACTTGTTGATGAATTATTATTTGTATTATTTTTTGACATGTTGTTTATATTTTGATTATTATCTTCTCTTACAATTTTAGCAAATGTTTGCCCTTCCTTTTTATAGGAGTATCTAACCTCATCACCTTGATTAAAAGATTCAATAGTCTTTTTAGACTTAGCTAGAAATTCAGGTTTTTCACCATTGTTAAGATGTAGCTTATATTTTAAAAAGGTTTGTTGCCCATTTGACCACTCCCCTTGTTCTTCTACAAATTGTATTGTACTTACTTTAATATTTGTGGATTCCATCATAATTTAATTTTACATTAAGATTGTTATTATTTTTCTCCTCTTTTGTTTCATTATTATTCTGCTTTATGTTAAGCATTGTAATAGTATGATTAAGGTCTTTTGTTTCTCTAATTAAACTAGAGATTTCCTCATAAGATTTTATGAGTTCAGATCTGAGTTGCTTTACTTCTAAAGTAAGCTCCTCTATTTTACTGTCTTTAGCAGTAGGTTCTTCCCTTCTATTTTTGAATATTGACATAATTAAATGAATTTTTCTACTACAAAAGTATAATAAATTATAATACAATTAACCTATTTGAGTTTTTTTTTATAAAATTCTATCTTCTCAAGAAGATCCTCTAGAGATAACTTAACAGTTTGCTTAGACTTTACAAGTAATTCTGAGGCTTTATCAGTATCAAATTTTTTATTAAGAAACAAAGCATATTTATATTGTTCCCCTTGATTAAAAGTGTTGCATTTTGCACATTGGCTGTGACAGTTATCCTCATCCCATCTTGTTGCTATATGTCTCCTACTCATAAAATGCCCACAATGAATCTGTTTAATAGGTAATTTGTTGCCACAAGTACAACAAGTACAAACACCTCTTTTATCTGCATCTCTTTGCCTTATATAAAGGCTGAATATTCTATCTAGTTTTTTAATTGCTGACTTCCTTGTTAGTTTTCTTGGCATTAAATAAAGGTATAAAAAAAACCCCAACTAAAAGTTGAGGCTTTCCAATTTTAAAAATGAAATTTACTACAAACTATATCCTAATGATATTAAATAATCTTTATTGATAATTACTTTGTTTTGATTTACTAATTCAGTTATTTTTTCTTGCACTCTAGGTTTCATAAATGAAAGATTAGTTATGTGTTTAATACCTTTTTTTCCCCAAGTGATACATCTATATGCACCCTCTTTTTCCCAACTACCTTTTTCAGATTCTAAGATTATACCTTTTCTAAAAATCTTTTGGTTTTCTTTTGCAATACAATGCTTATCTACTGCTTCAACTAAAAGTGATTCTAAATCTTGTGTATAGCTGAAGAAAGTACCATCTTCATTTTTATGAGTAGTTACTCTATGTAAATCATCTTTATTGATAGTGTCAAATATTACATTAATTGTATTGTCAAATTTATATTTGTCTTTTCCTACTTTAGTATATGGATTGATGTCTAATTCTCCACCATATCCACCCTCTACTATATCACAAACAAGTTTGCCTTTATAATAAATGTCTGCTGAGTAAGCTATTCCATCTCTACCCTTACATTCTGAGTAATTCTTGATGGTAATGTTGTTTAGAAATTCTTGTTTTGTTAGTGATTTCTGTACTAATTCAGGTTGTAATGTGTTAT